CATGCATAAATATGCCGTTGAGATAGTAGCGCGACTCTTCGGTCGAAACTGCGAACCCAACATTTGAAATCGCTCGCGACAGGTCATTTGCGGACAACACAAAACTGTGCGGAAAGTTGTTGCCCGGTATCTCCGGGAAGTCAGAAGCTGGCAGAACTGGAACTTGCAGCTTCGAGCGACCCGCTCTGATGTTGATGACAGCGTCATCGCCTTCAAACTCAATCTCACAGCCGTCCGGTAGCTTGCTGACTGCGCTGTGCAGCAAGGCGGAAGAAACCGTAAATGCCGGGAAGTCCGAAATGCCTCCCTGCACAGCACGCGCCTTAACTTCTACGTCAAGGTTTGTGCCTGACACTGTTAGATAGCCGTCTTCGCATCGGATCAGTACGTTGCCGAGAATAGGGACTGTTGGCTTCTTTTCTACCGCGCGGTTAGCAACCGCTAAGGCTGGCAGGAGGGCGCGCCTCTCGATCCTGTAATGTATGACTGTTGCCATGATGCTCCCTCTCACGGGCTAACTTGAATGCCTGGATTAGTCGTTCTGCCGCAATTCGCGGGATTGCCTCGCGCCTTTCCGGCGCGGCGGTGTGTGTGATTAGGTCGGCTGCGGCACCCAAAAGCCCGAAGATCAAAGCATCCAAGGTTTGCTCTGGGGTGAAACCGATAGTCCTTACTTCTCTCCATTGGTCTTGAACCGTATGAAGGACGGCTTGCCGGGCATCATCTGCTATCGACTGCAGGATTGCTGGATCGGGGCCGAATGAGGACAATTGAGGTTGATCAGCCGAATATGCTTACAGCCAAGATCGCTGCGCAGGCAGCGCCGCATACAAGGGTAGCAACAGCAACCATATGATCGAGTTGACCGGCGTGTGACTTGTATGCCGTTGGCAAATGAAAGCCACCCTCTACCTCAGTTTGAAACTGGATCTCATTATGCATGGCTGGCGACCTGATAAACCGACAGGCGGCGGGCGAGGGCAACGGCCCGGTCGCCGAATTTGTCGACAACTTCACCGGTGAAACCGTGGTGCGCAAGTGTTTCAGGGGAAACGTTGTCGCCAGCAAATGCCAATTCGCGCATGACGTCGGCCATCTTAGCGATGACATTCTCACGGCAGCTGGTGGCAGGCTGGGTAGTTTTTTGCTTGATTTTAATCATGGCGTTTTCTCCATCGCAGTGAACCCACGGGGAGAGATCGTGCCGCTACTCGTTACTCAACCGGCACGATCTGCTCGGTGGGGCGAGTGAAGATATAGAGGGGACAAATGTCCCCTGTCAATATGAAAAAGGAAATTTGTCCCTAAACGCCGAATAGCTCGTTCATGTCGAGCACTTTGTGCACGCTCACAATGTCTTCTAAGGAGTACGTAAGGGTCATCTCTGGATTCAGCTTGCCGATGACCAATTGCGTCGCCGTACGTCTAACTAAATGCCCGATCATCGCATCGTAAGTTAGGCGCCCATCGTTTTTGATTTGTATGACGATGCTATCGCCTACGCGTGCAGGCTTATGCGGATTAATGAAGCGAAGATCACCATGTTTATGTTCAGGATACATCGAAGATCCCTCGACAAATATGGAATAAATATCGCGGGAATTCATAAGGGCCGGAGGGCGGCGAACATAGTCAATAACACCGTCAACCAATTGAAAAGCTCCTTCCATGGACCCCGCAGCGGTTCCAAGTACGGGAACATCATTTGGCATCACTTGCCTTGACGGTGGGTTAACATTTGCACTTTTTACGTCATTGTGAGTGACGTCATTACTCACCTTCTCGACGATAGAATCGTCTGTAGAGATGAGGTGCGATATCTCCACCTCTAGCGCTTTCGCGAGCGCTTCAAGCGTATTTCCGCGTGGTGATGCGGAGGGGCGTTCAAACAGCTTGCGCAAATAGGTCTTATCCAAACCGGCTTTTCGGCTGGCTTGTTCTGGTGTCAGATCAAGAGCTTCAAGCCGCTCTCGAATGCGCTTTTGTATATTCTTTTCCATACGGGGATTATCGTCCTCAGTGAATTGTCCGTAAGGGGGACAATTATCCGTTGACAATGGGGAAATATGTCCCCTATGTTCCGCGTTGTAAGCGGAAATAGGATTGTTGCCGGTGTCATCAGTGAAAAGCAGACTCATCGAAGATCTCATTTCAAAGGCTGATCGCTATTGCGATTTGGCTGGGGTTTCGCGCGCGTCGGTTTCAAAGGCACTGTTTGGTCGCGGCGGTCATATTGACGATCTGATTGCAGGAAAGCGGGATCTCTCCACTGGAATATTCGAGCGAGCTATGGGCTGCTTGAAAGATTGGTCTGGCGCTGCATCCGTTCGTAATACCCATTCGCCTGCTGACCTCCCCAGTGGCGAAACTGGGGCGCGCCGTGAGACTGCTGGACGGCGCGCCCCGACCGATAGTTCTGATGTTGTGGCAATGCCATGAAGTCATTGTTTGCATCTTTCCGTAAGCGTTGGGCCTGTGGTCCGCCCGTTTTGATTTCATGGCTAAGCTGTAACGGCACGGCCTGAGAGTTTCACCGAATCCTTTGTTGTCTTTTTTTCCTTGAAATTTTCAGGGGGTGTTTCGTGCGCACTATTTCCGAGCAAGAACTTCGTTCGCTTAAGTCCGCCACCGATGGCGCTTTCGCCTTAGCTGGCGGTATCAGTAACATTTTGCCTTTCACCCGCGTCGGCACCTCGACGCTGTCTAAGTATGCGTCATTCAATAGCGAGCATCATGACAGCTTCATGCCTATCGACGTCGTGATTGAAGTAGAACGCAAAGCTCAGACGCCAACAATCATCCGGCAGGCTGCGGCTTTACTCGGCTTTGATTTGGTTGCCGCATCAATTGCCCAAGACGCTGAAAATAGTTCGCCAGTAAATGCAATGGACGCGCATCGCGTCATGTCAGAGACGATGGACGTATCGCAGGCGGTTCTTACGGCCCTGGAAGATGGCCATATTGACGCCGGTGAGCGGAAGCTGATTGCCAAGGAAGTGCGGGAAGCGATGCGCGCGTTGCAGGATCTTCTCTGCAAGGTGGAGGGATGAAATGACCTCCGTCGATACGCTTATTGCAAAATGGGTTGCTGAGAATGGCGCGCCACGTCGGTTTGAGGCGGAGGCAAGTGCAAGTTTTGAGTATTGCAACAGCTATCTACACCGCTTCGGTATCCGGCTACGTATGCAAAGCTGGCGCTGTCACATATCGCAGAATGGTGGGCAATGGAGACCAATTCCGCGCCATCAGGTTCTACGGTTGGTTGATCGGTTTCGCACATTAGAAGGCAGAGAGCCATTGAAGGCAGCGCGCCAATGATCAAACGGCTGCTGGCTCACGACTTCCTAGTCCCAGTCATTCTCGCGGTCATCGTCACGCTGGCAGCGACTTCCCCATTTATCATCGTTGTTTGGCTGGCGGAGATGCGCCGATGAGAAATTTTCCCGCGCATCCGCTAGCGGACATGTTCCCGATGATACCGGAGGCAGATCGCAAGCTGCTTGCTGATGATATTGTCACCTTCGGGCAGCGCGATCCCATTATTCTACTCGATGGAATGGTGCTGGATGGTCGCAATCGGCAGTGGGCATGCGGTTTTGCCGATGTAGAGCCGATTTATGAGCAATATGTTGGTGGCGATCCTCTTAACTTCGTCCTTTCTAAAAACCTGCATCGCCGCCATTTGACTGAAAGCCAGCGCGCACTGATTGCTGCGGCAATTGTCGACTGGGAGCGGGGCGTCAATCAGACGACTGCCGGGCCTGCAAATTTGCAGACCCGGCGCGCAGCTGAAAAGCTGTCGATCTCTGAGCGTGCTGTATATTCTGCCAAGCGCATTCATGAAAAGGGCGCGCCGGAACTGCTCGACGCGATCCGTGCTGGCAAGGTGACAATCCATACCGGCGAAGCGATCTCGGAACTGCAACATTCAGAGCAAGCCAAGGTCATTCGCGAAGAAAAGAAAGCGATTGTCGCCAAGGCAAAGGAAATCCGCTCGGATCAGCAAAAGGTCAAGCATGCGGTTCGCATGACGACCATGGGTATGATTGCAGATCGTGGTGCTGCCACGGCGCCGGCTGAACTGGGGCGCGTTTATCCGGTCTATTATTTCGACGCGCCTTGGCAATTTGGCGTCCATTCGGAAGTGACAGGGCGTGAAAAGAGCGCAGAAAATCATTATCCGACCATGCCGACAGACGATATCGTCGCTCTTATGTCGGGGCTTATTGGCGGGACTAATCCGGCGGTTTGTTTCGCATGGGCAACCAATCCGATGCTGCCAGATGCGTTGCGGGTGCTGGATGCTTGCGGTTTCACATACGTGCATCACTGGATCTGGGACAAGGAAGTCGCCGGAACCGGATATTGGGGGCGCGACCGCCACGAGCTGCTGTTGATCGGTCGGCGCGGCGATGTCGCGGCACCATTGCCCGGCACACAGCCTGAAACGGTTCATCGCGAGCGCAAAGGCAAGCATTCTGCCAAGCCTGCATTCTTCGCCGAACAAATCGAGCGGCTTTATCCCGGCTTGCCGAAATTAGAACTCTTTTGCCGTGATCCGCGTCCGGGCTGGGATGCCTGGGGCTTTGAAGCTTCGGGGAGGGCTGCGGAATGACCGACACCATGCTGCCAATCCTCCGCGCTATGCATGACGCCGGGACCGATGCCGAACGCGCTGCAATCCTACTGACATGTCCAATTTCGATCATGCTGAAATATAGTCATGTGCTGGAAGACTCATGCGAACGCCACGGCTTTGCTGCGGGCAGCGAGTATCTCACTTGCTTTTATGCGGCGATGCATCAGACGCGCTATCGCGGCAATGTTCGCGGCGCAGCACTCAAGCACGCTGAAGGGCAATTGCTTCTGCTTTGTGACGCGGTGTCGCCATGAGTACAGAAGCAATCGAACTGCGCCGCATCAGATCAAAACTCGCAGCACTCGATGGCGCTCAGTGGTTTCGCTCGACCGATGAGCGTGGCGATTTTGTTGAAGCAAAAACCCGCCACGGTGAGCTTAACGAGGTTGCACGGTTTCATCCCGGTGCTTTGCCAGAGGAAACAGACTTCGTTGCAAGTGCGCCCGAGATGGTAGCATTCCTGCTGCGGCTTGTAGATCGGGCTATTCAGTCGGCGCGGGGCAATCGGAGACCACAACAGCATCAGGCACGGCGAGCACCGAAGCCCGAAAAGGACTTCGCGGCGGAAGCTGCCATGAAGTGCGATGAGCCTGCCTTCAAGGTGTTCCTAGAAGAAATGCACGGCTTAGAGAAGCCTTTGACATCGGATCGAGCGGCGCAACGGCTGCGCTCGATCCTAAATATCAAATCCAGAAAAGAATTGAACGAAAGCAGCGATGCCGCTGAACGCTGGCAGGTTTTCCGCGCTGCTTTCGAAGCATGGAAGAGGGTGGGGCGATAATGGCGAATGCTATTGATTTTGCAGGCTCAAATAGAAAGCTGTTGCCGCCGCAAGGTGCTGAGAATGTCGAGGCGCTGCACACCTACACAAACGGCATGTGCTCAGTTTCCTGTTGGGAATTGACGCAGGAGGAACTTGCTGAGGTGATCCGCACTGGCAGGGTGTTTCTGACGGTGCTTTCCGGTACCACGCAGCCACCTGTGTTTGTCGGAAGCGAAGATATCATGCGTTCGTTCGTTGTCGATTACGGCGGCGTGTGGGCGCGTGGGAAGGGGGATTCGGGTGAGTAATCCTCGTCTATCGATCATCCCTGCAAGGGCTGCTACTGATCCGGCATTGAAGCCGCGCGACTTGCAGGTGCTTTGCGTGCTGGGGCGTCATACAGATGAATACGGTTGGTGTCGTCGTAGTCAGGTTAAAATGGCTGCTGAGATGAACTGTGGCCGTGCGACAGTGTTTGATGCCATCAACCGCCTCATCAGTGCTGGCTATCTCGAACGCCATGAGCAGGAAAGCGACAGTGGGCGCGATAGCGCTCATTTCTATCGGGTCATTCTCGATCCGAAGCATCATGATATTTCATCGGTTCAAGACGCCGATACCCCCTGCCGGTATGTCGGCACCCCTGCCGGTATATCGGCACCCCCTGCCGGTCTAGAACCGGCACCCCCTGCCGCCTCTGGACCGGCACCTATTAACGACCCTTATTTAACTTCCCCTTCAAACGAAGAAAAAAAAGAGCGCGCAAGCGAAAGTATGAATGGGAATGAGAAGCAGGATTCCAGTTCGCCCGATGACGATCCTAAAACGGCAGCATTCGAGAAGCGGGTTATCCATTTCGTGAACGGCGTGGGTTTCCACGCCGGTATGTGGCCGAGGTGGGATCACAGCACAACGCTGGACTGGATCAAGCGCCAGTTCGCCGGATTGTCGGTTGCAGAACGCAAGGAAGCAGAACGTTGGCGTGATGGCTACCTGTTGGATGCAGTCGAGCGGAAAGTGAAACCGCAGCCTGTTGGCGCTTTCTTCCGTGATCGCCTCTGGAATGCGCTTGATCCAGAAATCCTGAAAAAGGCTGAGAGTGTGAAGGCGCAAGCTGCAAGAGCCGAGGAAGCCAAGCCTGATGGATGGGCAGCCGGTTACGGTCCTGTTGGTATGGCTCGCTTCTTTGGTCACTTGATGGATGGGCCAGCTGATCCTGAACTTGCGAAAAGTTCCTACTTGCCGCGTGCGTTGCTTGCCAAGGCGTGGCCGGAGCTCACGCGCTTCCGTGATGTCCAGCAGCAGCGCAGCGGTGCGGTCTTCCAAAAGATCTGGCACTCGGCTGGCGATCTGATGGAGCCGGTACCGCAAGGAACAATCATTCTCTCTGCCTGGAAGGATGAGTTCAAGCGGCGTGCTTGGCCATGGCCTTCTGAGTTTGACCGCATGCAAGTCGTGTTCTGCCCGCGTGGTGGTCCGTCAGCCTTAGTCGATTATGAAACAGCTTTGAGGGGATTGGGTGAAAATGATGGCAATTGATCAACGTCAGATCGATATCGCAATGGCATCTGCACCCACTGATGAGCAGTGCAGGGCGATTGATAAGGTGCTTGCTGAGCGCCGTCGTATCGCTCGGATGAGGGCGGCGGCTGCGATTCGGGCAGCGGATGATTCTCCTTGGATCATCATCAGAGTGTCAGGCAATGAACTATCCATACGCGATGCGATGCTTGCAGACCAAATTGAGGTGAATGTCCCCATGAAAATGGGAAAGGAAAAGCGCAGGAGAAACGAAAAAATACCAGCTCGGCCAGAGCCTGTTTTAGTGGGTTACATATTGGTTAGATGCAACATTGTACCTGATGCTCTGGCAGGGGTGCTGACGTTTCAAGGCGTGGTCTCCATCCTTGGCGGATACGAAAAGCCGTTCCTTATCAGCGCTGAAAAAGTGAATATATTCAATGAGAAGGCGGATAAAGGTGAATTTGATCATGAGCGCCCAGTCTCGTTGTTCACAGGTGTAAAAAAGGTTCTTATTGTTGAGGGTCCATTCGCGGGGATGAGTGGCAATGTCGTGACTGGAATTGGTGCTGGTAAAGGTACAGCCGTCATTGAGGTTGAGCTATTCAAGCAAGCGGTTCCGATGATTATGCCGCTTGCATTTCTTTCTCCTTTGTGACCGTAATCTGTTCACGGATGATCCGGTTAGTACAGCGAACCTCGATACACGGTAGCACGTGGGGACACAGTCCTGAGGTGACGCGCTCGGACCCCGCCCTGACAGTCTCAATCATGAGACGCCGATTCAGGGCCAGAGCGTAAGCTATGTCTGAAATTCACCAATCACACTGAGCGCCCTTCGTGGCGCTCTCTCCGTATGTATATGAGGCTGACGTGAGCCAACGTATCGAGCGCGAACGTGATGCAGCTGCACCATGGCGTAAGTGGTATAAGACCGCTCGTTGGCAGAAGCTACGCGAGGATGTTCTCAAGCGTGACCTGTTCACCTGCCAACAAACCGGCATCCTCCTGATTGGCAAGCATCCGGCTCCGAATAGTCCTGTTGTCGATCACATCCAAGAGCATCGCGGCAATGCCGAACTCTTCTGGGATCTGAACAACCTTCAGGCTTTGAGCAAAGCCTATCACGACAGCGAAAAGCAGAAGCAAGAGCAGGCCAGCCTGCATCATCGTGGCGTTTGGGATTAGAGGTTGATTGTCATGGCATCTACTAAATCAGATGAGATCATCATTGATGGCAACGATCTGATCAGCAGCATCAAGATTGGTGTGAAGATGCCGCGCATGTTCGGACTTCGAATGACAGTCGCGACATGGCTGTTCACCTTGGCTGGACTGGTTGGCGGAATGAATGTCGTTGTAGAGGTCGATGACGACGAGCTGTGACCCCCGAACCCGACGAGGCGTGAAACATCACCCGTGAAACATCAGGCAGGGGGGTGGGTCGAAAGTCAAAAAGGGGTCTCAACGCTAGACCCGCGTCCCCCTCACGCGCAGGTTTTTTTTCTGACTTTGCTGCATTTTGGTATGTCTGTGTCTGCTGATAGCGGTCAGACATCAATCATCGCCAAGGAAATAACAGTTAAAACAATAGCTTGCATAAGCATTGTCTTTCACCGGCGAAGCGATTTCGCGCAAATCTGGGTATTATTTTTCCGATGAGTGACGACGATTTTGTCAGAGACCTGTGGGGCAATTATCGCCCGTTGCCGGGAAGGCGTGGAAGGCCCAAGCATGTGCCTGACGCTGAGACAATCGGCAAAGTTCAAATGGCATTGGCTCTGGGCTGGAGCAATGATCGCATTGCCAACGCTCTGAACATTTCGCTGCCTACGCTTCGTAAATCCTACAAGCGGCAACTCGAAGAACGTGAACTTGCCCGCGATCAGTTGGATTTGCGGAAAGCCCAGATCGTTTGGGCGCAGGTCGAAAAGGGCAATGTGGGGGCAATAAACGCTTTTGACCGCCTCGTCGAAAGAAACGACCTCATGCTCTATGGCCAGAAGATCAAGCCGCAAGCCGCTGCGAAGCCCACCAAAGAACCGAAGGTCGGCAAAAAAGAGGCAGCGCTTATTGACGCCAATCAGCCTGATCGGGGGTCAGCAATGGGGCGGTTGATCGCAGAACGTCAGGGGAAGATGAACTGATATGTGGGATCTATCCTGCCCGGACTGGGAAGATAAGATCATGCTCGGTCAGTCTCTCATTCCGAGACTGCCGCTGATCACGGCTGAAGCCGAAATGGGGCTGGCGCTTTTTGATGAGTTGCAGCTCCCGGATGTTCCTGGAATGCCGCGCATGGCAGATGCGTGTGGCGAGTGGTTCCGTGAAATTGTTCAAGTTGCGTTCGGTTCGTGGGACCCTTCACAACAGCTCCGCTTCATCCGCGATATCTTTGCAATGCTGCCTAAGGGGCAGTCCAAAACAACATACTCTGCCGGACTGATGCTGACCGGCATGCTGATGAATAAGCGCCCGAATGCTGAAGCACTATTTGTCGCCCCAACGCAAGCCATTGCAGAAAACGCCTATGAAAAGTCGGTCGGGATGATCGACAATTCACCGGACCTTAAGCGCCGGTTTCGCCCGAGAGACCACCGCAAGACGATTGAGGATCTGTCGAACGGCACTGTTCTCAGTGTGAAAACCTTTGATGTGAACATTCTGACGGGCACAATCCTCATTCTCGCCCTCGTTGATGAGCTGCACCTGTTGGGCCGAAATGCTCACACCACGAAAGTTATGCGCCAGATCCGAGGCGGATTAGAGAAGACGCCTGAAGGTCTGCTGATCATTACAACAACACAGAGCGACGAAGCTCCGGCAGGCGCTTTCAAGGATGAACTGAAGCTTGCGCGGCGAATTCGTGACGGACAGATGGCCGGAAAGATTATCCGCCCCATGCTTCCGGTGTTGTACGAGTTTCCCAAGGAAATAGCTGCGGATCGCACGAAGTGGCAGGATCCCGATAATTGGGGGCTTGTCATGCCCAACATTGGCAGATCCGTTCATCTACAAAGCCTTACAGCTGATTGGAACTCCGAACGGGATAAAGGCGATCATGCTGT